TACTGATGCTGTGGGAGATTCTGCTGGTATGTGGAATGATACAGCACCAACTACATCAGTATTTTCTGTTGGTTCAACTGGCGTAAGTAATGGTTCAGGTGGAACTTTTGTAGCTTACTGCTTTGCAGAAAAAACTGGGTTCAGCAAGTTTGGTTCCTACACAGGAAACGGAAATGCAGACGGAGCATTTATTTACACAGGATTTAAACCAGCTTTTGTTTTAATAAAAGCAACTGATGTTGATGAATGGAGAATTTATGATAATAAAAGAGCAAATCCTTTTAATGTTATTGATGTAAGATTGAAAGCAAATTCTTCTGATGCAGAAAGTTCAGGAAATAATGAGTGTGATTTTTTAAGCAACGGAGTAAAAATCAGGTCAAATAGTGGTGGGGTAGGTTCAAGTGGTCAAACATACATTTACATGTGCTTTGCAGAAGCACCATTAGTTTCGTCAAATGGTGTACCAGCTACAGCAAGATAATTATGGCAAACAGTTATAAATTTAAAGGTGTTAGTTTAAGTACGCAAAGTGAAACATCTATTTTAACAGCTGGTGCTAAAGAAACTATTATTATTAAATCATTAAGAGTTACTAATAATACAGGCAATACACCTAATGTATCTTTTGATGTATTAGATAGCTCTAGTTCAGTTGAAGCAACAATTTTAAACACACAAAGTTTATCTGCTGATAATTCTATTGAAGTTTTAACACAACCTTTAGTTCTTGAAGCAACAGATGTTCTTAAAGCAACAGTAAGTACAAACGACAACGTAAATATTGGAATCAGTTATTTAACTATATCGTAATGAAATTAGTAAGAATACCAACCGAACTTTTAGATAATGTTTGGGGATTGGTAGAACCATCTATTCAAGAAGCTTTAGTTTTTTCAGGAAATCACACCGATAGTGATTTTGTTTTAGAAACATTAAAAGCAAATAAATATCAATTATGGATAGTTTGGGATATTTCTCAAAAGAGTACACAAGATAAATTTAAAGGTGTTGTTGTTACAGAATTAATTAAAAAAAAATTAAAACAATCTTGTCATATATTTATTATGACAGGAAAAGGTAGACAACAATGGCAACACTTACTTAGTGTTATCGAAGATTTTGCCGAACAACATGGATGCGATCAAATGGAATTAATTGCAAGGCCAGGTTGGGCAAGAATATTAAAACAATATAAATACAAAAGAACTCATGTAGTTCTTGAAAAGCAACTAAACAAACAGGAGAAAACATAATGTCATTTATAAGCGGTGGATCATCAGGTGGCGGATCAATAACAACTCAAGGTGTAACACCATACAAACCAGCAGAACCAGTTCTTAATCAGATCTTATCTGAGTCAGGACAATTATATAATCAAGGTGTAAGTGCATCAGGGTATGTATCTCCAAGCACACAAACACAAACTGGTTTAGCTCAACAAGAAGTTCTTGGAACAGCTGCTTACAATCAATTAAATAATACTTTAGCTGGTAATTATACTAATCCATATTTATCTCCAATGTTGCAAAATGCTACAAGTGAAATTGCAAATAGTATTAATACAGAATTTAGTGGAGCTGGAAGAACACCTGGATCTCCATTAAACCAACAAGAAATCATAGCTGGTGTAGCTGACTATGCTTTACCCTTAGCTTTTGATCAATACAACAAAGAAAGACAAAACCAATTACAAGTTGCTTCAGCAGCACCATCGCTTACAGCAACAGGATCTCAATTAGAAGAACTTACTAGACAACAAAATCTTGCTCCATTTGCATCTTTACAACAATATGCTGGTTTAGTTACACCGATAGCTTCAGGATTTCCAACACAACAAAATCAAGTAAGAACACAAGCTAGTCCAGTTACTACTGCTTTAGGTGGAGCTTTGATAGGTTCTAAATTTGGTGGAATGGAAGCTGGTCTTGGTGCATTAGGCGGCTTGTTAGCTGGGTTACTATAATGAATAAAATAAATAAAATAATATACAATTTAAAACAAGACATAGATAAAAACACAACAAAATATATTATGATTGTTGGTGGTTTAGCTGTTCTTGGAATTATAATCTAATATGAAAAGTTATAAAAAAGCGGTTGGCCTGTTAGAGAAAGATGCACCTGAAAATCACTTTCTTGCATATATAAATCCTACTGAAGCAAAAACATTAAAACAAATGGGTGGGTCAGGTAAAATGACTCCACAAGGTATATTAAGTTTTGAACCAGCAGATGGTTATGAGGGTGAAGTTTCAAGTAGTTATGGTGGATATGGTAGCGGTGGTTTTAGCGACAATACAGATTCAGAAGAAAATCAATCTTATAATAATCAAGGTTTTAATGATAGCGGTTCATCAGATGATGGTCGTTATGATGGTATGGATAATGAACAACAAAGAGAATTAGACATACAAATAGAAAACGATAAATATTTTGATTACGAAACTGAAGCTTACAAAGATATACCATCAAGAGCTGTACCTACTTTTGAACAAGGTAGTGGAAAATTTACTGGCACAAAAACTGTAGGTCAAGGTGTAGTAACAGCAGCAGATTATAATTTAGCAACTGCTAAAGGTATTTTACTAGACGACACAATTAGCAAAGATGACAAAGTAGAATTTTTAAATACTATTCAATCTATTGTTAATTCAAAAAATGATAGCGGTAAACCTCAAGTAGATTTTGAGGGTAAAGAATTTATTCAAGATAATTTAGAAAAAACTTTAGCTGAACTTAAGAATACATCTTTTTATGATACTTACACAAAAGATGAAAATTTTGATCCAAACTCACAAACTTATAATGATGCGTTTAGAGATGCACCTTTTAAAACTGTTGGTGAAACAATAGCAACAAGACAAAATGCTATTAAAGGTCTTACAGGAACTTTATCTCCAATGAGTGCTTTAACTAATGTAATGTTTGCTTCTTTAAAAGATGCTTACGGAAACAAAAAAGCATTAGATATGATTGGGTATGATGGAACTAAATTAAAACCTAATTATGCAGAAGTTGGTGATACTGGTGGTATTTTAACTGATAAAGAATATTTACTAGGCAATACTTTAGACAGACAACAAATTAATCAAGCTATACCTAATTTAAGATCTGATGATAATGCTTTGCCTGACTCAATGGTAAACAAATATTTTTCAGAAGTAGGAAATAATGTTGGTGTTTCAGATGGACTTTTAAAAAGTTACAATGAAATTAAAGACAGATTAAACAAACAATTTGCTGCAAGTCAAAATGCAAAAGTAGATACAAACAATATATTTTACAAATATTTAAACGAACAAGGATTAATATAAATGTCAGATCGAAATGGATTTAAAGGTTTATTATACAGCCCTGAAGTATTAGGTGGCTTATCAGTTTTAACTCAAGGTTTAGCTGGAAAAACTCCTGATGTAGTTATGCCAAGTCTTATTCAAGGTGTGCAAACTGCTAGTGCATTTTCTAAATTAGAAGATGAAGAAGAAAAAAGAAAATTTATTGCATTGTACGAAAAAAATGTTCCTGATAGCGATAAAGCATTATTTAGATACAATCCTGAACTTTATATAAAAAATAAAGAATATGCTAAAAGAGAAAAAAATAGTTTTATAAATTTTAAAGATTTAAATAGTGGCGATGTTAAAATGTTTGATGTTTCTACAAGTATAGGCAGACAAAAATTAAAAATGTTTAGAAGTGAAGATGGTCGAAATGTTATACAAGTTCCAAGTCAAGATAAATCAACTGACTTAAGTAAAAAAGCCACAACTGATGCAGAGAAAAAAGTTTTAACTGCAATAGAGATGGATGGTTTATTAGAAGTTATGGAAGTATTACATGATGATAAATTTTCTACTTATCTTGGTAAATCACAAGCAGTAGTTGGTGAGCTAGTTTCTAAATCAGGAATATTTACAAATCAAAAAGATATAGAAACTTTTATGATTAGGAGAGCAGAGTGGGAAGCAGCTGTTCAACAATACTTTAATGCTTATAGAAAAAATATTACTGGTGTAGCAGCTGGTGAAAAAGAAATTAAATTACTAGAAAATTCTGTACCTAATGTAAATGATCCACCAGCAGTATTTAAAGCTAAAGTCAAATTACAAAGACAATTGAATAATATGGCAATGCAAAGAAATAAAGAATTTTTAGATTTAGGTATTGGTAAAATTACTAGAGATAAAGATAATAAACCAACTGGCAAATACAAAGAATATTTACAAAAAAATAAATTAAAAATTACAGAAGATGTTGCTAGACCTTATGTAACAGATCTAGTTGCAACTGGTTATAGTGATGCTCAAATTAAATTAAAAATTAAACAAGCATTTGGTCAAGAAAATGTTGAAGAAATTTTAACTATGCTAGGTCTAAAATAATATGTCATCAACTTATAATTTTAAAAAAATTTTAGAAGAATTTGAAAAAGATAAAGTAAATACAGGATCTACAGAAAATAAATTAGATAGATCAAGTTTTGAAAAAGATATAAAAAATTCTGAAACTTTAAATGAATCTCCAAGTGTTACAAAAGATGTTGCTTTATCAACTCTTGATGGTGCTGGTGAGGGAGCTGCATTTTTACTTATTGATTTACCTACATTAATTTCTAATGGATTTCTTTATAAAGATAAAATGGAAAAAGAAGTAGCAATGAGAGCTACAAAATTATTTCAAGATATAACAGGTGCAAGTGACGAAGAACTAGCTGAAACTGAAAAAAACATTTTAGCATTAAAAGATTATGAATATAAATCTACTGGATTAAAAAAATATTTAAAGAAAAATGTTTTATCTTACGAACCTAAAACTCCTGCTGGAAAAATAGTTAATGAAGCTGCGGAGTTTGCTTTGCCATCATTTGTTTTATCTCCAGCTGGAGCTAGAACTGCGATGACAGTTAATGCTGCTGCTGCTGGATCTTTCAGCGGTGCTGCTCAAACATTAGGAGCTTCTGAAGAAATTGCTGTACCTGTTGCTGCAACACTTAATTTAGCTGCTGATGTATTAGCTTTAAAAAAAGGTAATGCTTCAACAATTAGTAAAACAATAGTTGAGTCTATGAGTTCCAAACAATTAGATGAAGCAAAAAAATTACAAACACTTGCAAAAAATTCAGGACTAGATTTAAAGGCTTCTGAAGTTATGAAAGGATCTGTTATAAATAGTGTTGAAAAAAATGTAACTACTATTCCTATAGCACAAAAAATTATTAATAAATTTTGGGAAAGCAGACCTGAAAAATTAAAAAATTATATTAACAAATGGGGAAAAGAATTAGGCATACTCAAAAAAAATAAATTTATAAGTCAATCAACTCAATCACAAACTTTAAAAAAAGTTGCAATAAATTTAGATAAAAGTAGATCTGATATTTGGTTAAAGTCAGGTGGTGCTGATGTAAAACTTCAAAAATTTAAACCTGTTCAAGTACAAAATATTGCTAATGATTTTAAAAGTTTAATTAAAGATGCTAACTCTAGCTTTGTACCTACAATAAAAAATTTTCAAAAATTAGTTATGGCTTCAAAAGGTAACGGACAAGCTTTAATAAATATTTCGCATGACTTACAAGCAATGAAAAGTGCATCTATTTATAGAAAATCATTAGGTCAAGCAAAAGCTGGTGAAGCATTAGATCTTGCACAAATAACTAAGATGGATGCTGCAGTTACAAAACTTCTTGACACAATGCCTGGTTATGCAAAAGCTCAAAAAGCTTATTCTCAATTTACAAAAAAATGGGTTGAACCAATTGATAAAGTAAAACTTTTTAAAAATATTAAAGAAGCAAATTTTTTAAAAAATGATGTAGAGGTTGGAAAGTTTTATAAATATATTGCTAGTGAAGATGTGAGTAAAATAGATATTAAAAATTTAGCTCAAGCATTTGAAAAGAGTGGAAGTAAAACTGAATTTAGAAAACTTCTATCTGCTTACTTTGAAACTAATATGAATAAAGCTTACATCAAAGGAATGGAAAATGGAATTTCTGATGGAGCAAGTATTTATAAAGCCATGTTAGGAAGTGGAACACAAAGAGGTAACTTTGCTGAATTGCTTTATCAACTTGGTAAACAAAATAATAAAAATATATCAAGAAAAGATATTGGAAAAGTAGTAGATAATTTTGCACAAATTATAAAAGCATCAGGTAAAAAAGTTCCTGAGGGATCAGACACCGCAGCTAAACTTATGGCACAAGGTGAGATAGGTAAAAATTGGGTGCAAAATCTTTTAGGTTTCAAAGATGGTTTACCTATTGCTGGTGGAATAGTTAGATCAGCAACAGAAGCTACAACTTCAAGAAATGCAAAAATATTAGCAGAAGCTTTAGTAAGTCCTAATGGTGTAGAAGAAATAATTAAGTTATCAAAAACAGGTTTAAAAGATCCTGATATGATAAAAGCAACTTTAATAAATATTCTTAAAACTCAAATAGAAACTGGTGATGAAGAATAAAATGAAATCTCAATCACAAAAAAACTCTGAAGATATAATAAAACTACAAGGGCAATTACAGTTGCTTGACGTTAAAATTACAACAATAAAAGATAATCACCTGACACACATAGATGCAAAGGTGAATAGCATTTACAAATTTTTATGGGTAATAGCAACGATAAGTCTATCAAGCTTAATAAACTTTCTATTCAATCTAATAAATTAACAACAGCAGATATAGGCACAATTTCAGAACATGAAGTTATTTGCCAATTAATACGACAAGGTTATTCTGTAGCCAGGTCTGTATCACCTCAATGTTTGTTTGATTTAGTAGCAGTTAGTCCATTAGGTAAAGTTAGACTCATAGATGTAAAAACATCTAGTTATAGAAAACTAAAAAGAAATGTAAATAAATCTAAATTTAAAAAAGGTTTATACAGAATAAATAGAGCTCCAACTGCTAAACAAAAAAAATTAAATATAGAAATTTATTATAACGAAAAATAATCATGCGAATTAGAGAATCAAGCTCAATAGATTTAAGTATAAAAAATTTAGTTAGTATTGTTATAGCATTGGCTATGGGATTGTGGTTTGGTTTTGGAGTCATTGAAAGGCTTAATAAATTAGAGTCTAAAAATCAACTTATAGAAAAAGATCTTGAGTCTGCAAATGAATTTATTATAGGTGTACCAAAAGGTCAGATGGTGTCGCCACAGATCCAGGAACTTTTTTTTCTTGTTGAGGATCTTTATAAAACTGTAGAAAAGTTAGAAAAAAATCAAGAGCAAAATATGACAAACAAAGTCAATATTTCTTTTTTAAAAGAAACTATTATTAAAGCTCTTAAAGATATTGAAAAATTGAAAGATAAACAAAGAGAATTTGCAAATGGCAACGGACATTAAAAAGGTGAAGTATTATGATTGAATATCCTGTTGCAGTAATTTTATTAATGTTTGTTGGTGGTGAGATAAAAGAACATCGTATTCAAGATACTATGTCGATCTGTATGAAACGTAAAAGAGAAGCTTCTAGAGTTCCTAAAGAAAATATTAGTTATAAATGTATAAAGAGTGAAGTTGAATTAGAAACAAATATTGATGGCAGCAAAAGTATTAAGAGCATTATTTTAAATAGTAAATAATATGAGCTACAAACCTTTATCAATATTTTGTACAATTAAACCTAGTTTTATTGAGGGTCTTGGAATCTTTTCTACAAGAGAAATAAGAAAAAATACAGATCTAGGTATATCTCATATTGAATTGGACAATGAATTTATAAGAACACCGCTTGGTGGATTTTTAAATCATCAAGAAAAACCTAACTGCAAAAGAATTAAAAAAGGTAACAAATGGTTTCTTATAACTACCGAAGATATAATGCCGAACCAGGAATTAACTTTAAAATATAGTTTGTATATACCAAATGAAAAAATGTAAAAAATGTTATCACCCATGTCATTGCAAAGAGGATCTACATTCAGATGAATATGGTCTTTGTACTTGCGATAAATGTAAATGTAAATCGGAGAAAATATGTATAAAGAATTAAAAGAAGAAATAAAGAAACATGAGGGTTGGTCGCCTAAGATCTATAAAGACCATCTAGGATTTGACACCATTTTTTATGGTCATCTAATTACACCTGAAGATACTTACGAACATGGCCAAGAGTATTCTAGGTCAGAGGGTTCAATAGTATTTGAAAAAGATTTTCAAAAAGCAGTTGAACAAGCTGAATCATTAATAGGTGAAAGAGCAATTAATCATATTGCTAAGCAAGTTATTATACAAATGGTTTACCAACTAGGTGTAGGTGGTGTTTCTAAATTTAAAAAAATGTGGGCAGCTCTGGACACAGAGGATTATGAAACAGCTGGTAATGAAATGCTAGATAGTAAGTGGGCAGATCAGACTCCACATCGATGTGCAAAATTAAGTGTAACAATGAAAACAGCAAAACTATAAGGATTATATGTGGTTAAATATTGCAGCTAAATTAGTGCCAGGAATGATTAAGACAGGGATGTCTATTGCAGCTAACAGAAGAAAAACAAAAGAATTAGAATCTGTTGCTGAACTTAAGTTAGCTGAGAAGATGGCTAATGGAGAAGTTGAATATAAAAAAGCAGTAATCGATTCTCATAGAGGAGATCTAAAAGATGAATTTTGCCTCATCCTTATCTCAATCCCTCTATTACTTTTAGCTTGGTCTGTATTTAGTGATGATCCTGATATACAAGCGAAAATAGATATTTTCTTCAATAAGTTTTCTAATTTACCAATGTTCTACCAAGCTCTTGTAGTTGGAGCTTTCAGTACAATACTTGGTATTAAAGGTGTTTCTACTTTTAAAAAAAAATAATCTATGTCCGATACATCTAAAGAAATTATAACTGAATATAAAGATCAGGTTAGAATATTAAAGCAGCAGATTAACGAATTAGAAGATGCTGGTAAAACCAAAGATGCTGCTAACAAAAGATGTTTGCAAAAACTTGAAAATACTAATGAGGATTTAGAGAGATCTAAAAACACAGTAAAAGAATTAGAACAAAAATTAAAAGAATTAAAACCCAAAGAAATTACTAAATGAAAGTAGCTTTAATAATGATCATGTGTAGTCAGATTGCTGGGGAATGTATGAAACCTCACTTCTTAAGACACCATGATAGTTTTTCAGAGTGTTTAATTGGTGGCTATGAAGAGTCTATAAAAAAGATTAATGAGCTAGGTAGTAAAGAAGTTAATAAGCATGAGATTGTAATAAAATTTAAATGCTACTATGACACCTCTACTCAACATGAGGGTGCATAATGAAAGGCTACAAACTAGGAGTACATAAATCAAGATCAGGTGGATTAACTAAAAAAGGTGTTGCAAAATATCGTAGAGAAAATCCAGGCAGTAAACTTAAAACAGCGGTTACTACAAAACCATCTAAATTAAAAAAAGATTCAAAGGCAGCCAAGCGAAGAAAATCTTTTTGTGCCAGGATGCTTGGAATGAAGAAAAGAAGAACTTCAGCTAAAACAGCTAAAGATCCAAATAGCAGAATTAATAAAGCTCTGCGAAAATGGAATTGTTAATAACATCAACCAAAAACTAATAAGGAAAAAACTATGCCAAAAGTAGGAAAGAAAAAGTTTAAGTATACAAAAGCTGGTATGAAAAAAGCAAAAGCTTTTGCTAAGAAAAAAGGTAAGAAAGTAAAGTACAGATAATGAAAAAAGGTTATCACAAAACTAAGTCAGGTAAGGTTGCCAAAAAGGGATTATGGTTCAACATTAACCAACGTAAAAAGAAAAACAAAAGTCGTACTAAAAAGAAATCAACGATAAGTCCTAAGGTATATGCCAAAGCAAAAAAAGGATTTTAATAATAAGAACTGTAAGTATTGTAATAAATTAATTGAACCTCAAGATAACTATGTTGCATATATGGATGACACATATTCTCATATAGGTTGTGATAGATTGCAATACTTTCAGACAATAAGAATTACAACTCAAAAGGAAATACATGGCAAATAGATTTTATAAAAAATTTAAATCATTAACTACTTCTTCAAATATTGATGAAGAAAAAAAGAAAAGAGTTAAAGCTCTATCAACACAATCTGATACATCATTTAAAGAATTAGATGGTGTACTTAAAGGCACAGTTGCAGATACTGAAATGGATTACTTAATGAAGTTAATTAAGGGTGTAAAATAATTTTAAAGAATCGGATTGATCTCATTTATTAAAGATCAATATTACTATGTTCATAGTAGGGATTGAGGTGGGAGAATAAATTGGTATCGGTATTCACTTTGTGTTATCGTTTAGTTCACATAGGTTATATGTTGTTTAACTAAACAAAAATGCAGAAAGATACTTTAAAGATACTATCAGTAAATAGTCGTTATTTAAGTAGTTTTAAAATAAAATATTTATTGATTACAAATCAATTGCTCTACCAATTGAGCTATGAGGGCATAAGACATATAGGCTTTTACAACAGTTTTGTTGTGAGAGCCAATTTTTTTTTGCCTGTTATAAAACTTATAATAGTATTTTTCAATCTACAAGATACCGAATCGATACCAAAAATTAGATACATCTCCTGTACTTTTATTGACCGCTGCATATTGATTGCTAATAAAGGGCAATTGACTATTGCTAACTTAGTTAAACTCAGCTATAACTTATGTATAAGTAAACGATAACAAACATAGGAGAGAGAAAAATGGCAACAATAAACCTAAGCAAGAAAAAAACTTACGGAAGTATTATCAATAGAATAAGTGAAACAAGATGTATGTTTCCTGTTGATTATGAAGTTAAGGTAGGTTTAGGAGCAACTGAGTATAGTTATTCAGATCGTCATGCTTATTCAGTTTGTGTAGTTCATAAAAACTGGAGAAACAAAGGATATGAAATAATTGGTGTTCAAAGAGATCATGCCAAAAGAGTTAATGTAAAAACTGGACATGAAATGAGTGAAAGCCAAGAATATGAATATACTCCAAATCTTGATGCACCTGTTCATTATTTAAAATCAAAAATAGTTGAAACAAATAATGGAACTAGAAAAATGTATAATGGTTGTACTTGGAATCCAAAAACAAATAGATGGTCAGGAGTACATAGATATTCGCCTTTGCTTGGACACAGAGATGAATATTTTGATCACACATTTTAACAATCAGGGTGGGGTAAAACCCACCCAACAAACATAGGAGAGAGCAAATGGCTAAATTAAATAAAAAACAAATAGATCTAAAAAACTTTATGATCAAAAATGATTTGATCTTAGAGGATGTTGTAGAGGTAGTTGCTATTGATGCTAGGTTGATGAACCCACCAGGCATATTTCAAATGACTACTAAACTTCAAAAAGATTTAATTAAAAAATGTACTGGGGGTCTGTAATGAATACATTTAATATTAGATCTGTAATTAAGAATGGCAAAAAAGTTTATAGGTATAAGTATTATGGAACTGATGGTAAAATTAAGTTCTTGCATAACCCTATAAAAGCTATGCTTATTAAAAAGGTTATAGTCAAAACTGATGAGGTTGGCTTTATAAAAACAACTGCATCTGAGTTCTTATTTCCTGAAGCTTATGCTTTATGGACTAAACATTTGAACTACAAAAGATCTGAGGGCAAGATCTCTCAAAGTTCAATAGATGATTATGATAGCTTTTATCGTAATCACATATCTATATTTTTTAAAGATATAGATATAAGAAATATAACTAAAGATATGGTTAGTGAGTTTGTATCTACTTTAAGAAGTAAGTCGATAAACTCTCAAACATTATCTAAGGTTTTTAATACTCTGTCTGCAATGCTGCAATATGCTAAAGACTCAGATAAGATTATTAAAAATATCTGTAAAGAAAAAAACTACTTAGTTAATGTTATTATTTCTAAAGCAGAACCTGTAGAAATAAATTTTGATAAACTGGATATAGACACAGTTATTAAAATTATTAAAAACATTAAAAGGCCTGAGATTAGTTTGTTGTGTTTGATCATGTTAGAAACAGCTTGTAGGCCAAGTGAAGCTCTAGCTTTATCTAAAGATGACCTGGACTTTAAATCTAATGTGCCATTAATCAAAATAACTAATGCTGTTAAAAGAGGAAAGAAACTTGGCAGCACAAAAACTAATACTGGTAAAAGAGTATTGGCCATATCTGCTGGACTTAAAGATAAGATCCAGGCACATATCGCTAAACTGCCGAACCACCAGGAAAGTTTGTTTCTTAATAGGTTGGGCAAATATATATGTGTTGAACAGCTTATAAGAGGTCTAGAAAAGAGTTTAGACGAATTAGGTATCAAACTACCTAGTAATCGTAAAAGCTATTTTTTCAGACACTACATGGCTACCTATTGGGCTAAGACTAATAAGTATAAGAACCCATTAGATCTTGCTAAAGCTCTTGGTCATAAAGATATAAACTTTACAATCAAAACATATATCAAACCTTTTGAAGATAAGAGTAAAGAGTTTGAAAAATCTGAGTATCAAAACGAACACTTTAAATATTAATGTATTGTATAATTTGGAAAAGAAACAACTCTTGGCAGCTATTTACTAATGAGGTTTGGCTGCTAAGAGATGAAGCTGTAGATTATGCAAAAAGAAATAAGTTTCCTAAAAAGGTTGAGTGGAAAATAGACGATTACAAAAAGTGGTTTCAAAAAGAAAAGGGCGATAAATAAATACCGCCCCATTCATCTTTACAACAAAATAAAACAGCTGGGTTACAAAGCCAACTGAGTACATACATTGTTAAACATTTTTTGAATCTTGCACATCTGTTTTTATACCTGAGGGATTAGATGGCTTTGCAAGATTATCGCCAGGCAGTTTAACATAGCCTAACAATTCTGTTTCAGTAATAAAAAATAATATAGAAGTTTTAAACACTTCAGCTATTGTTACTAAGTCTATTACTGGAATACGGTTTACTCCTTTTTCATATTTTTGAACCTGTTGAAAGGTTTTACCAATATGCTCAGCAAGATCTGATTGAGTCATACCTTTACTAATTCTCATTAGTTTTATTTTTCTGCCTAAGGTTTGGTAAAATTTTATTTCGTCAGGTTTATTATAGTTGTGCATTTTCTCTCTCTTTCTTTTTTATAAAGCGACAAGTAGCCCATAAGTTTGTTACAACTTTCACACTAAAAACAATTTAGCTTAGCTTACTTAATTACCAGCTCTGCTGCTTAATCGTTTTTGTTCTTCTTCCATTTTGTTCAGACCTAACTTAAAAATAGAATGAGTTACTTTGTTCAATGATTGTTTTAATTTATTTTTCATTTGAACTTTCTTCTCTATTTTCTGATTTAGCATCTGTACTTTCTTTGGGTCGTACATCGGCATCCTTTGTTGCTTTGTTTAACTTAATCCTAGAACTTGTTATTTTAGTTTCTAAGACTTCAACCAAAGCTTTATCGCTTGGTCTATTTGAATCATGTGCTTCTTGCACAGTTTCAAAATTCTCTGTTGCTTTAACATTGCAATCTATAAATGTTTCTTTTAATACTGATCTCAATTCATCCTCATTTCTCTAGTTGAATATTCTTTATTAAAAGCCAAAGTTTTAATGTCTGAATGTTGCTTATCACTTAATCTAATCTTACGATGAGCAGATCCACCTTTTTGTATTAGGCCTAACTCATAGAGCTCAGCACATATTGCACCGCTTCTTGCTCTTGAGAATTTGAACTTGCTGCCAATCTCTTTATAGGTAGGGCTGTATTTGTGTTGCTTGATAAAATTAGATATAAATTTTAAAACATCATATTTTATTTTACTTAAGTATATTGTTTCTTTAATCATCACTTCCTTTAAATATATTGGTTATGTTATCTGCTGGTGTATGTTGAAATTTAGCTTTTTCTTTTTTTAAAGTTTTTAAAAAATCAATAAGCTTTCTGTTATACCAATCAGCTTTTTCACAATCCATTATTGCACTATCAACTGTAATTCCATGCTTAGCACCAAATCTACAAAGGTGCTTAAGAGCAGCACCTCTGAGATAACCTATACTTTCTTCATCCGACAACTGACTCATAATGGCATCAGCTGTTTGAATACTTTTTTGATAATGCTTTGGATCTTTACTTTCAGGCATTATGAAAAATCTGCTTTCGTTTGGTTAGCATCTTTTTTATAAGGCTCACTAACTTTTATAGAAATATCAGGTTGAGTATCTTTTTTCTTATCTACATTTAACCATGAAGCTAGATCCCATTGCTTACCATTAGCATCAGTAAATTTACCGATGTAGTGAGGATATTTTACTCCTGGTTTATCATCTTCTTTAGGTTGTCTTTTCCATAACGCACCTGAATTATTATAATCAGCCATTGTTGTTTTTCCTTTTTGTTTGATTGTTTTGTATTTGTATTTTTAGTTTGTCGTATTCTGTTGTAACTCTTAACTGTTGTATTGGATCAAGTGAGATCGATATAAGATCATCTTTGTATTCTGCTCTCATAGGATTTAATTTTTTTTCAAAATCATTTTGAGATTTAGATAATGCAGCTACATTTCTTAATTGGCTAATCCAACCATCAGATAATTGTTCTTTATTAGATTCCAGAACTGCTGGTTTTTTTTGAGTAGTTGCTGGTTTTAAAAATTGCTCCATTTCTTCAGCAGTTGCAAGTTCATCTCCAAAAAATCCTAATATACTAAGTCCTCTACCAATACTCACAGTTTGTTGTTTCTCAAATTCCTTATCTGAATTTTTCATTTGTTTGCTTTCACCTACACTCACTAACTTGTCATCTAAATAAATAGATGCTTTAAATTTATGTGAACCATTAGACAATTCTGTACTTGTAGTTTGAATAGACATTCTTTCTCCAAAATAATCTCTTACAAATTTTATACGATAAGGAACTGTTAGATATTTTCCTTTAGCTCCCAAGTTTGCATAATCATTATCATTTATATTTTTTCTAAATTCTTTTATTGCATCTACTAATGTTCGGTCTTTCATATAATTCCTTTAGTTCTTAGATCCTCAATTGGGTTTGTGTACTTTTCATCATTGTGTTGTAGTCCTAATTTTTCTTTTAAAATTTTTATTTGTTTATCTTTTTTTTCTATTTCTATTTTATTATTTTTTATCTCTACTCTAAGCATCCCATTTTTTTCCTGGTGTGCTTTTTCAAGAGCTTCTAAATCTTTAATTCTTTGTTGCAATGCAACCAGTATTCCCTCACTCATAATAACCTCTAAATCTTTTTACAATGTCAGGATCAACACCTTTCCACCAAAATCCACCCTTACGAATTTCAGAAAAATCAGGTCGTACTAAAAGAGCTAATGTTTTTAAATCACCATCTGCTAATTGTAATTTTTTCTCCCAGCATCTTTGATAAGTAATTAATTCATCATAATATTTTTTAATGCTGTCAGGCTGAAGTTCATTACAATTATCTGAAGTAAATAAAACTTTATCGCTATCACTAGCATAAGTTAAAAATGGTTTATGTTTTGGAAGCAGCTGATTATATAAAGCTATTTGTAAACAATCAGAATGAAATGGAACTACAGGACATTTTTTCTTAGAATAAGAATGGCCATTTTTTGTTTTAGTTAATGTACCAAAAACATTTTTTATATCTCCAAAATATTTAGATCCTACTAAATCTATATAAGCTAAAAAATAAGTTCCAATTCTACCTTGCTGATCCCAATGAGTATATTCTTTTTCATCTTCCCAGTTTTTATCTTTTACTGCTTTAATATTTTCTAAATGATTAGAAGAAATAGACTCTAAATTTTGTAGTATAAAATTAAACTTAAGTGAATCTTTTGTATCAATACCTTTAAAGCTAACAAATTTTTTTTGATATTCAATTACAACATCTTTTAATTTTGCATTATGACATAAAACTTTTTGCACAACTTCATGTACTATTGTTCCACCCTGAAATGAGCTTACTTTAGGTTGGTTCATTTTTTCTTTAGGAGTCATGACTAGATAATTTCTAAAACGAATATCGTCAGGAATAGTATTCTGTGATTTGGAAGTATGTTTTAATCCAAACTTTGTATAACAATCATCAATAATATTGATTCGTTTGTTCATGAATCATAATTAACAAATGTATAGCTCAAAGGCAACACAATTATCACTCAACGTAATTAAATTATCTAGGCAAAACTAACTTGTAGGTTGGGTAAGCTTTATAATTTTTTAAAATTAATAATCCCAATAAGATGGATAAACAGTAGATAAAATTCTTGTACTCCACTTTAGTTTTATATCCTCAGCTAAAAACTTAATTGTTTTTCCTGTAGATATAGAAACATCTAAAATATCATAATTGCCATTGCTTTTAGGTTCAATTACACCAAGATAAATTATTTTACTTTTTAAATCCTGGCAAAAACCTAACCTGTTATCACAATTTATATTTATTATATTTATAGGTTTAAAAATTCTAATCATACCATTTACAGCTGGTATTCTTGAAATGATACCCTCACAACCTAAATACCTTATTGGTATAGAGCATTTTTTTATATTTTTTCTCTCAAATAATTTTATTTGACCATTGCCAAAACTTTCACCAATAATATCTACATAAGCTGAGTTACCTAAAAAAAAATTTAAAGCTATGTGAGGATCTCCATTAATTCTAAATTTATTGAAATAAGTTGATAAATCAGTTGCAAGTTCTACAATACCAAAATAACCTGGAGCATCTTTAGGTTTATTAATTAATCTTGAAATTTTTACCCTCATTGTTGCTTGTTCTTTTTTTGGGTAAGTATCTTTTATGAAATCATCTGTAGTTTTTTTATATCTTTTTTTTAAAAATTCTAATCCCTCTTTTCTAAAAATAGAATGTTTCATTTTAATTCCAATTGATTGAGTGTAACTTAAAAGACGTTTAGTTTCAATTGAGTTGCTCATATATTTACACAGTTAATTTAACTTATCTTGGTTGTCAAGTTAATTAAGCTGAGCTATAACTGATATATGAAAAATAAAAATTTCTTTACAGGCAAACTTATAAAATTACCTACAATAAAGTCTTTAAAAGAAAAAATTTGTAAAAAGATATTAAAAATCAATAAGAATTTCAATATTTGCTTAAAAAAAATTAATCAATTTAAGGCTTATATTTTCTCTTATTTTAAAAAATTACATAAACTAAAACGAATCATTGCAACAAAAATACACTAAATGAATGAATTTAATTTTTATATTTTTAAGTTTTGCAAATGGTGAAATAGCAAAAATTCCAGTTACTTATGTAAGCAAACAGATTACCTGTCAGGTTGCATTACAAAAAACTGCTGTAATTGAGCAATCACCAAAAGGTGTTTCTTATAAAGGCAGAAAAGTTGCAGCTCATTATTGCAAAGACCCAAAAGGAAAATGGGTCGATTAATGGAAGTAGAATTAGATCTTTATGAAATGACTACTGCTGCTAACACAGGATTGTTGAGAGTTTTTGAATCAATAAAGCATAATCAAAGTTGGGGTTATAATTACTCAGGATCTTTAACCGATCAAATGACTAAAAGTATTAGTGGCTGCCTTGCTGAAGTTGCAGTTGCTAAATATTTAAAAATACCATTTGAGTATCATTGCAATGTTGGTGGTGTTCCTGACATTATTTATAAAGATTTAAAGATCCAGGTCAGATCTCAGCTGCCAAAGAAAAATAATAGTTTAATTATTAGACCAAAAGCAGCAACTAATGAGATCTATGTATATGTATTAGATAGAGCTCCAAAATTTATTATTAAGGGTTTTATAAATAGTTCAGTAGTTTTAGGCAAAGATAAATATTTGACAGATTTTGGTTTAGATCGACCCAAATGTTTTTCTATACCATTACAAATTCTTACTCCCATTTTTTTATTAAAAGATAGCAACTGGAATTAATTATGAAACATCCTAATATATATGGTGATTTTAAAACTTGCATGAAATGTGGTGGTCATGCAGATCTTATAGATAAATGTTTAAAGACAGAAAAAATCAGACATTTTTGTGCTGATTGCTGGGCATTAAGATTTTTAAAACACTCAATAGCAGCTTATGGAAAATACTTAGATAAAAAAGAATTAAAAGAAGAACAGGAATGGCTTGGTGCTGAACCAGTAAAAGAGGATCATGAATATTTAGGTGGTAAAGCTTATAAAGTGTTTTTATCATTTTTTCAGAAAGGAAATAATGATTCCATTTCCAAATAAAAAATATGAAATTATTTATGCAGATCCAGCCTGGAATTTTAAAAGTTATTCTAAAAAGGGTGACAAAAAAAATGCTAACCAACATTATGATTGCATGGGATTTAACGATATATGCAATTTGCCTGTTTGTGATATTGCTGGTTTGGATTGTACACTTTTTATTTGGGTTACTGACCCATTTCTTGAGAGGTCTTTTGAAGTGATTAAAAAATGGGGTTTTACATATAAGACAGTTGCATTTACTTGGGCTAAAAGAAATAAAAAATCCGACTCCTATTTTACTGGTTTAGGTTATTACACAAGAGCAAATCCTGAAATGTGTTTATTAGCAACTAAGGGTAAGCCAAAAAGATATTCAAAATCGGTCAAGCAGCTGGTGGTTTCAAAACTTAGAGAACACTCTAGGAAGCCTGACAGAATTAGAAATGACATTGTAGAGCTAAGTGGTGATCTACCAAGAATAGAATTATTTGCCAGGCAAAAAGCTGATGGCTGGGATAGTTGGGGTAACGAAATATGATATTTTTTGAAAAATTTGACAAGGATCTATTAAATAACAAGAATCTTACTGCTAATGAAAAGGTCATATATATCATTTGCAAATCTTTTGAGAACGCACCAAATGGCTGCCGAATTTCACATCAATATTTATTAGATAGAACTGGAATTAAAACAAAGCACAAACTGATTAAATGCCTGGACAGATTAACGATGTTTGGGATGTTGGCTAGAAAACAAATAGGTCAAGGTACTTGCCATTATGTTTTTGAGAAGAATCAGATGCAGCATTATATCAAACACAACTTAAATAAGAGAAGTAAAATATCTAGGTCAAAAAATCGTACCTCAAGAAAATTATCCAAAGCCTTGCTAGACCCAAAAGTTATTCAGATTCATAAAAAAGGGGGATCAGTTTGAAGTGTTGTTTTCTTCATTTCGAAGTGTTGTTTTCGACACTTAATATATACCTAAGATATATATACTTAAGAGGGTTATTAATATGAGTAAGTTGATAACTTTTAATCCTGATAAGATTATTAAGGAAATAGCTAAACAAAAAAACATATTCTATGCCACCGCTAAAACCAAAAGAATGGCTAATAGATCTAAATATGATCTTGAGAAGAAAATTAAAATAGCCAGGAAGAATTTAAGCAAAGACCGATTCAACCAATATATCAAGGAGATCTATGACACCGAATAAATTCACACCTGAGCAATTAGATAGATATTTACAAATAGCAGCTTTTGTAGATGATAAATTACCCAATCCTATTCCTAAGAATACACCAGCAATGTTTAAGATCTTACAAATATTACCTGATAAAAATACCTATAAAGATTCCGACACCTCTACTGCCAAACCTAAAATAATTCCTACTTCAAGACAGATTGGTATATATGATTTTATATTGCTGTTAATGCTCCGTACAAAGCCACAGACAAGAGAACTGGTCTATCTTAAGAACTTCCCTCACACTAAAAGTTACAGATCTTTAAAAAGGCTCTACTTAGATTGTAGTCATGAAAAATTAAGATATATGTATAAGAAAGCATTATTAGAAGCTTGTAAAATTGCTAACATACATTTTAAAGAATTTATAAATTTATAAAATATTTATTTGACAAGTTTACGTTTTTAGAGGAGAAAAAAGATACACTACAAATAGTAGTGAATTTTATATTCTTTCTATTAGTAGTTTTTTTTCATTTTAGGGCAAATAATCTTATTTAAACTCTCTCTTTTTTAAGATTAATGCCCTAAGTCCTAATTACACTCTATTGGCTTAAACTCTTGTATTTTGTGCTTTTTTTGAAGTTTAGGATCTTTTAATATTTGTTTTAGCTTATCTTTTCTCTGATAAACTTTCAAAATATTCAATTTAACAATATTTAACTTATTTTTCATATTATCTCCTATTGATTCGCTTATCACTCAGCTTAACTAAGATAATATTGAATGTAAACCAATTAACAACACAGAATTTAACGAAAATGGCCAATAAAACCAAAAAAAACGATAAAATCATTAAAGAAATGTTCCAGGAACTAGCTCAAGGTAAATCTTTAAGATCTGTATTATCTCCACAGAATAAAGATCCAAATAGACCATGTTGGGAAACACTCAGAACCTGGATGAAAAAAGATGATGATTTACGAAAAAATTATGAAACTGCAAAATCCGATTCAATGGAATTTGTTATGTCTGAAGCATCAGATTTATTAAAAAGTTCATTAGAGGATAGCAGACATACTGACAAGACAGATCTAGGTAAAACTCACTTGATTAAAAGTTTTGTAGATCTCAGTAAGTGGAAAGCAGAACGGATTCAGCCTAAATACTATGCTAAAAAGGATAGTTTACAGCTTTCAGGAAGTGATTCATCACCTCTTGTAGTGAAATGGGATAAGTAAAAGGTTTAATTAGTTAATGTTTACTTGGATTCATCCAAAATTGACATGAAACTAGCACAGACCCACTTATAGAAAAAAAAGTGTTGCAAAAATACAACACTTAGAATGATTCTAAAGTAAATTTATGGATAAATAGATACATTATTAATACTTTTAACAATTTATTGTTGTTTTTATTAAGTTTTTAGGCATTAGCAATTGATTACAGATCAATTAGGTTCGTTTTTCCCTATAAAAGCCATACGTCTTAAAAAAAGCGATACCCCAAAATTGATATGAAACGAAATTAAAAATTGAGGGATGTTACACACAAATAGATTAAGGAATTTACATGATTGAATTTGACGATAAAGAACAAGGCTATAGTGCCATAATTTACATTATGGAGTCTAGCAATAGTGTAGTTGTACACTTTGGTGGATTTGAGGATTTTAAAGAATGTAAAAACTTCTCATCTAGAATTATGGATGATTTAGGAATAGAAAATTTGGCAGTTCCAATGGGAGCAACAATACACTAGGGGTTTTGTTTTAAAATGCCAAATATCGTTATTCCGTACAAACCAAGAGAATTACAAAATTTTTTACATAAAGAAATCGATAAGAAACGATTTAGTGTTTTAGTGCTGCATCGGAGAGCTGGTAAAACTGTTCTTTGCATAAATCACATGCTGAGAGCTGCTTTGACTAATCCATTGCCGAACTCAAGATATGCTTTTATCTCACCTACCTTTAAACAGGGTAAGGCAACAGCTTGGGATTATATAAAAACATTTGCTGGTAAAATACCAGGTACAAAATTTAATGAGAGTGAGCTGCGGTGCGATTTACCTAATGGTTCAAGGATAACAATTCTTGGAGCAGAAAATGACCAAAGCTTAAGAGGAATTTTTTTAGATGGCTGCGTATTCGATGAAACGCAATCTATAAAACCTACTTTATTTCCTGAAGTTATAAGACCCAGTTTGGCCGATCGAAAAGGCTGGTGTGTTTTTATAGGTACACCAAAGGGAAGAAATTATTTTTACGAATTATACCAAAAGGCAAAAGAAAATAAAGATTGGTACTCTTGCGTATTTAAAGCTAGTGAAACAAATATTTTAGATGCAGATGAATTAAAGGCTGCTCAAGATGTTATGTCTGAGGATCTTTATGAGCAAGAATTTGAATGTTCATTCCAGGCTGCGATTACAGGATCTTATTATGGAGCTCTAATTGAGGATCTTGATAAAGCAAAAAGAATTAATACAAATCTTTATGACGATAATTTAGATGTAGAAACATGGTGGGATTTGGGCATGAATGACCAAACCTCAATATGGTTTGCACAAAGATTTAAAGGTGAAATTAGATTAATTGACTACTATGAAAATAGTGGGTTCGGCATAGATCATTATGCAGATGTAATTAATAAAAAAGGTTACGACTATTCCAGGCATATAGCTCCCCATGACGTTAATGTCAGAGAGCTTGGCAATTTTGGAAAAACAAGAAAACAAAGTGCTTTAGAATTAGGTATTGCTTTTGAAGTAGCACCAAAACTAAGTATTGAAGATGGCATAGAAGCTGTAAGAAAAGCTTTGGTAAATTGTTGGTTTGATAAAGAAAAATGTGCAACAGGCATTGAATATTTAAAAGCCTACCAAAAGCGGTGGGATGATAAACACCAATGTTTTAAAAATAAACCAATGCACAATTACGCATCACATTGTGCCGATAGTTTTAGAACTGGCATAACAAACGATGGTGCGGAAATTTCAAACTGGAAAAAAGAAGTTCCAGTAAATACAAATTATATAATTTAAAATGGCTAAAAAAATTACAGATATAGAAATTAAATCAATCATAGATTCAGAGATAAGCAATTCGCTTGGATTTATGGGTGGAGAATTATCCGCTGGTAGAAAAAAATCTCTCTCTTATTACATGGGAGATAAGCTAGGCACAGAAATAGATGGTAGATCTCAAGTGGTATCTACTGATGTTTCTGACACTATTGAAACTATACTACCTAATATTTTAAGAGTTTTTACTTCTTCAAATAACATGGTCAAATGCGAACCTGTTAAACCTGAGGATGTTGCTATAGCTGAGCAAGTAACAAATTATATTAATTATATCTTTAATAAAGATAACGATGGTTTTTCAATTTTATATACCTGGTTCAAAGATGCTCTTTTAGAAAAAAATGGTTTAGTAAAAGTTTACTGGGATGAAACAGAAAAAGTTGAGCAAGAAACTTACAAAAATTTAAATGAAGAAGAATATCAATTATTAGTCGATGATGAAGATGTTGAAATAGTTGAAAAAGATAGTTTTGAAGATGAAGCTGGTTTAGAAAAATTAGAACTTATAGCTGCTCTTGCTTTAAAACAAAATCAAATTGTACCTGAGTTCGAAACACCATTATTATATAATGTTGTTATTAAAAGAACTTCTAAAAATGGAAAAGTAAAAATCGACAATATTCCGCCTGAAGATTTTTTAATTCAAAGATCTGCAAAAACAATCGAAGATGCTGGATTTGTAGCTCATAGATTATCTAAAACTAGATCTGACTTAATTGAGATGGGTTATGATTATGATGAAGTTTATAATTTACCTACTTCAGATGATCTAACTTTAAACACAGAAAAATTACAAAGAAATTCTAATATAGACGAATACCCAGTAAGCGATACTCAAGACGCATCAATTGAAGAAGTAGAAGTTTATGAGTGCTATCTAAAAGTAGATATGGATGGTGATGGTATTGCTGAGCTTAGAAAAATTATAGTTGCTGGAAGTAATGGCTATCAAATTTTATCAAATGAGAGCTGCGATAATATTCCTTTTTGTTCATTAACTCCGATCCCAATGCCACACAGATTTTATGGCAGATCAGTTTCAGAATTAGTAGAAGATGTTCAATTAGTTAAATCAACTGTTATGAGACAGTTATTAGATAATATGTATTTAACTAATAATAATAGAGTGGCCATAATGGATGGTATGGTTAATCTTGATGATCTTTTAACTTCAAGACCAGGTGGTGTTGTAAGAACAAAACAACCGCCAAGTCAAGTTATGATGCCGATGCAATCGCAAACGATTTCGCAACAAGCATTTCCGTTATTAGAATATTTAGATACAGTAAGAGAATCTAGAACTGGTGTTACAAGATACAATCAAGGCCTGGATGCAGATGCTTTAAATAAAACTGCAACTGGTGTTAATGCTTTAATGAGCCAATCTCAAATGAGAATGGAATTAATAGCAAGAGTATTTTCTGAAACTGGTGTTAAAGATTTATTTAAAAGAATTTTTGAATTAACTTGTAAATATCAAGACAAAGAAAGAATAGTTGAAATTAATAATCAATTTGTACCAGTAAGACCTACTGAGTGGAGAAATAGATATAATATTTCTATTACAGTTGGTTTAGGTACTGGAAGTAGTGATCAACAAATTGCTATGATGAATAATATCCTGGAACGACAGCTCCAGGCATTTCAATTACAAGGTGGCCAGGAATATCCAATGGTTTCACTTAAAAATATTTATAATAGTTTGGCAAAAATTATAGAAAATGCTGGATTAAAAAATGTTGAGCAATACTTCATTAATCCTGAGCAAGGTGCTGCGTTAGTTAAACCACCAGTTCCGCCACAACCAACTCCAATAGAAAAAATTGAATTTACTAGAATAGCTTCTGAAGAAAAACGTAAAACAGCTAGTTTAGAATTACAATTCAAAGAGCTAAAGAGCCAAAACGCAAAAATGCTATTGGAAAATGAAATTAAAATGAAAGAGCTTGAATTGAAATACAATTCACAAATAGATTCAGCTCAATTAAAAGCAGATGCTGAATTAAACAAATTATTAGTATCTGAGTCTATTCAAGATTTTCGAAATGCAACAAATACACCAAAGTTACAAAAAGAAATAGATAAACTAGATGGACAACCAAGAAAAAACAAAGCTCTACCAGGAACAGAGCCAAGCGAACAAAGCTAAAAGCATTTTAGAAAACGAATTATTCCAGGAGTCGATAGACAAACTTAAAAAACTTTATTCTGAAAGTTTATTTAATACTGGAGCTGCTGAAACTAACACTAGAGAGAAGCTATGGATGGCTTATCAAATAGTTGGAAAAGTAGAGCAGCATTTTAAAGAATTAGTTGAAACAGGAAAACTTGCTTCAAAGCAATTAGAGTCTTTCCGAAAAGATGATCAACAAAAGAAATTTTAATCACCTAAGATTAAAATAGGCCAACCCATATGGGAGCTTAAAATAAATAGGAGAAAACAATGTCAGATATTTCGCCAAACCCTTTAAGGGAAGCAAAGAGCTCTGTAGAAAAAGCTGCTGATAGCATTTCAGGCTTACTTAACCCTCAAGAAGTTAAGAAGAAAGAAACTGCTCCAGCAAAAGAAGAACCTCAAGAACAACCAACTCAGGAATCTTCAAATGAAGAACAACCTGATGTTCAAGAGCCGCAAGGAGAAGAAACAGAAGTAGAATCGCAAGAGGAAACTTCTGAAGAACAAGAAGTAGCATCTCAAGAAGAACAAGATGAGATTCCACAGGAACAGAATTCCACCTACAAGGTAAAAGTTGCTGGTCAAGAATTTGATGTTACCCTAGACGAATTAAAATCAGGTTATAGTAGAGATAGCGATTATCGTAGAAAGACAGAAGAATTATCTTTTGAAAAAAAGAATTTTTTGTCTGAAGCGGAAAAGCAAAGGCAAGACTATTCTAAGAAACTTAACGAAGTTAGTCAGTTAGCAATCGAAGCTAAAAAACAAATTGATGCAGATTTAACTTCTGCTGATTTGGAACAGCTTTACGAAGATGACCCAACAGAAGCCGCTAGAGTTGAACATAGATTAAGACGTAAGCAAGAAAAACTTGCTGCTAATTTATCAAAACTCAAAGAGGAACAAACAAAACAATGGAACGATGTTTTAAGAGGTGAGCAAAGAAAGTTAATTAATAAATTACCTGAATTTGCAGACGCAACTAAAGCAACGTCATTAAAACAAAATATGAGAACATATTTGAATGGCTATGGATTTAACGATACAGAAGTCGGTCAAATTTACGATCATAGAATTGTTATGTTGGTAAACGATGCCATGAAGTATAGAAATCGTCAAAATTCAAAACCGAATTTGGCAAAAAAGATTTCTAAACCAGGTAAAGTTTTTTCATCAGGTGCTAAAAAAGAAAATTCTGATTATGCTTTGAAAAGTAGAAAAGAAAAGTTTAGCCGACTAAAGAAAAGTGGCAACATCAATGATGCAGCTTCTATTTTTTTAGATATGATAAACAAATAACCAAATAGGAAACAACAAATGGCAGCAATAACAAATACCTACCAAAGGTATACTACAATTGGTGTTAGAGAAGATCTTTCTGACATCATTTACAACATAAGCCCAACTGACACTCCTTTTATGAGTGCAATTGGTAAATCTAAAGCTTCAAACACTTTACATGAATGGCAAACTGATGCGTTAGCAGCAGCGGTTACAAGTAACCACCAATCAGAGGGTGATGAAGTATCATTCCCAACACTAGCTCCGACAGTTAGACTAAATAACTTTACGCAGATCTCTACAAAGGCTGCTATCGTTTCAGGTACTAATGATGCGGTTAATAGTGCTGGTAGAGCAAATGAGTTAGCTTACCAAATCTCAAAATCAGCTAAAGAGCTAAAAAGAGATATGGAAAAAACTTTAACTCACAATCAAGCAAAAACTAATGGTGCAGCAGTAAATACACCTAGAAAACTTGGTTCAATTGACTCTTGGATTCACACAAATACTAGCATTGGAACTGGTAATGCAGCTAACCCTACAGGGGATGGCTCTGATGTCAGAACTAATGGTACTCAAAGAGCTTTTGCTGAATCTCAGTTAAAAGAAGTTCTAAGAGAATGTTATGATTCAGGTGGAGATCCATCAATGATCATGTGTGGTGCTTTTAACAAACAAGTTCTTTCAGGCTTTACTGGTGGTTCAACTAGATTTGATCCAGCAGAAAACAAAAGACTTGTAGCATCAGTAGATGTTTATGAATCAGACTTTTCAACTTTGCAAGTTGTACCTAACAGATTACAACAACAGAGATCTGTTTATGTAATCCAACCTGATATGTGGGCAGTTTCTTACCTTAGAGACTTCCAACTTTCAGACTTAGCGAAAACTGGAGATGCAGAGAAGAAGTTCATGTTATGTGAGTACACTCTTGAAAGCAGAAACGAAGCTGCTTCAGGTGGTGTTTTTGACGTAACAACTGCGTAATCAAAATAATTAAGTGGGGGGAATTTTCCCCCCATTTTAAATCAATCAACAATTTGTTTGGTCTTTGAAGTCAATGACGGAACGAAGCAAATAAAAAGGAAACAAAAATGAGAACATTAAACGACTATTTTCTACAAACAACTATGCCTGATATATCTACAAGTGGTTCTACTACTTATGTAGCTGTACCTGACAAAGGTAGAATTATAAAAGTAATTGCAGTTCAAGAGGGTGCTATAACTGGTGCTAATGCTGCGGTAAATATTAAAACTTCACAATCAGGTTCATCAAATGTAACTGGCGGAACAATTACAATTCTTCATGCTAGTGATGCTGTAGGAGATGTAAATACATCTGCTCCAACTGCATTGAACGATGTAAACGATGGTGATTTTATACAAGTTATAACAGATAACGCATCAACAGGTGCTTGTGCTTTAAAAATAACTTTTGTTATAAGAAGATAATAAATTATGGGGAAGCTAACCTAGCGGTGAATTTCCCCTAAAAATTAAAAGGAAAAAAAATGAGTTATAATTACGGATTAAGATTAGGTGCTACACAAAAATTAACTACAAATAACGCATCAGCAGCTTCAAGTGCTTTTGGTGTGGGTACAGAGTATATAAGAATAGTGGGCGATGCTAATTTTCATTTTGTTATAGATGGTACACCAACAGCTTCAGCTACAAGTGCTTTTATGCCAGGCGATGAAGTAGAAATTGTTAAAGTTTCTCCTGGTCAGAAGATAGCTGTGTTTCATGGATCAGCTACAAATGTTTACGTTTCTGAAATGAGTGGCTAGTGGCTAAGAAAAAAAAAGGTTTATACGGAGTAAATAATTACGTTAAACCTAAGCCTATTAAAAGGCCAGGTCGTATAGCAAAATCAGTCAATAAAAGAAAACCAAAAACTAAAAAATATATAGGTCAAGGTAGATGAAAAAAATCTCAGAAGATAAAGAGGGTCTAATTTCTACTGCTTATCATGATGATCATGCAAATAAGAGCATTGTCATTGAACGAAAAGTAAATCATCAATCTATTTTAGATAATAATAAAAGACTTTATAATCTAAATGATGGTTATAATAAACGAAAAGATTTAAAAAGAGTAGCATCTATTCCTACTATTGTTTTAGAAATTTGGGCAAAAGAATATAACGGATCTAGCAATTGGTTTGGTTTACCTAGAGAAACTCAAAAATCAATAATGAAGAAAAAATTAAATAGTAATGAATTTAAATTATTCAGAACTGCTCATGGAAGAATATAATGGCATTAAATACATACACAGCATTAAAAGCATCAATATCAAATTGGTTAAACAGATCTGATTTAACATCTGAAATATCAGATGATTTTTTAGCATTAGCTCATGCAGATATTAATTCTAAATTAAGAGTTAGAGCAATGATTACTCAAACTACTATTACAATTAATGCAGAAACTGAATCTTTACCAGCTGGATTTTTACAAATTAGAGATTTTTATATATTAAGTGGCAATACTAAATTTCCTTTAAGATACATGACTCCATCTCAAATGGATCAAGTAAAAGGTACTTCAACACTTGGTATGCCTAGCAGTTATACAATACTAGGAGATGATATAAGATTTTCTCCAAAACCTGACATTGCTTACTCAGGTGTCATTAATTATTACAAAAGTTTTGATGCTTTAAGTGATAGCAATACAACAAATTATATTTTAACAAATCATCCAGCTATTTATTTATATGGATCTTTATTTCATGCTGCTAATTTTTTAGGTGGTATAAATCCTCAACAAGTTCAAGCTTGGCAAGGAATGTATGCTACAGCTTTAGAAAGATTAGAGCTTAATGATAGAGAAGATGAATTTAGTGGATCACCTTTACAAATAAGAAGCGAAGATACTGTTGCTAGTGCTTTTCAAAGCAATGATAAAGTTATCGCAACTAACACATAAGGATCTAAATGCAATTACCTTTTGGAGAGTGGCTACCTGATCAACCTGAACATTTAAATACAGGTGCTAATGTTGCACACAATGTTTATTACGCAGCTAAAAGTTACAAGCCTTTTCCATCATTAGTTTCTTATAGCAGCAATACAACAGCTAAAGATGCTAGAGGAGCTGGTTCATTTAGAGATAGTTCTTCAAATGTATTTAACTTTGTTGGAACTAACACAGATATTTTTCAATTAGCATCAGGTTCATTTACTTCTAAACAAAGTGGTCTAAATGGAACTAATACTGATTACATGACATTTACACAATTTGGTGATCATGTGATTGCAAGTAATGGTGTTGATGCACCTAAATATTGGTTAATGGGAACTTCAAGTTCATTTGCAAATTTAAGTACAATAGCAAATGATGGTACACCACCTGTGTTTAGAGTAAGCGGTGTTATAAGAGATTTTTTAGTTACAGGTAACCAAGCTAATAATACAAACAGAATACAATGGTCAGGATTAAACGATATTGCGACTTGGACTCCAGGAAGCAAATCTGCTGACTTACAAGATCTACCTGGAAGTGGTGGTAAAATAGTTCACATAACTTCAGGTGAGATTGGTTATGTATTTAGACAAAACCAAATAGTTCGAATGGACTTTGTTGGTGGTAGAACAATTTTTAGATTTTCAGTTATATCTCCAAACAGAGGTGCTGTTTATGGAAAAACAGTTTGCCAAGATGATCGTAGAGTTTTCTTTTTAGCTGACGATGGTTTTTTTGAAATAAGCGGAGATACTGTAAGTGCTATTGGTGCAGAAAAAGTAAATAGATTTTTTGAAAATGATGTCAATAAAGCATTTATGGATAGAATTTGTGCAGCAGTAGATCCATTTAATACTTTAGCAATTTGGTTATATCCATCTAAAGATGATCCAAATAATACAACAGGTATTTGCGACAAACTTTTAATTTACAATTATGTAACTAAAAAATGGAGTACGTCAGTTGCTAACGCAAGTATGATTTTCTCTCAGTTTGTAGGTCAATACACAGTTGAGTTAATGGATCTAATATCTGAGAATTTAGATGATATAAATATTTCATTAGACACAAACTTTTGGCAAGGTGGTCAATTATTTTTAGGTGGTATAGATAACAATTTTAAATCAGCAATTTTTTCAGGCACAGGAAATGTAGCTGAAATAGAAACTGGTGAAGTAGAATTATTTCCAGGATTTATAACAAACGTAACAGGCATTAGACCTATTGTTGATGCTACTGCAAGTGTAATATTAAAAACAAGAAATAGAGTTGCAGATACACCAACATCATCAGCTTCAAGCTCAATGGACTCCACAGGATTTAATGCTGTAAGACAAAGCGGAAGATATGTTAGAGCTAATGTTACCATACCAGCAAATTCAGTTTGGAATCATGCACAAGGAGTAGATTTTACAGCAACATCAGGCGGAGCAAGATAATGGCTGATAAGGATATGGATAACGTACGTTATTCTTTTGAAACTCAAGAGTTTTTTCAAAGACAAATTGAAGAAGCTATTAATACATTAATTAACAAGAACAATACTGAAAGCGACAAAGCTTTTAGTTGGTTTATGAACTAGGAAAATATGTCAGGAATAAAAGATTACTCAACAACCAATTTAAATAACACATCATTAAATGGAATAAGTGTAGCAGAGGGAATGTTACCATCAAATCTTAATAATGCCATTAGAGCTTTAATGGTAAATACAAGAGAGTGGTATAACGATGCACAATGGGTTCAGTATGGAGATGGTGATGGAACTTACACACCAGCTTTTGCTGCAACAGGCCAATTTACAATTACAGCAACTGGTTTAGATTTAACACCATACTATCATGCTAATAGAAGAGTCAGAGCAACAGGAAGTTCAACAGGCGATATAGTTGGTACTATAACTTCATCAGCTTATTCTAATAATGTAACAACAGTTAATGTTACTTGGGATAGTGGTGGTGCATTATCAAGTGAAACTTTACAAATTTATTTAGCAATTTTAACAGCTACAAAAAATTCAATACCTTTAGGTGTAATTGGTTCAACTAATTTTGCAGATGGTTCAGTAACAACTGCCAAGATAGCAGATGATGCAGTAACCAATGCAAAGATTGCAGACAATGCAGTTCAAGCATCACAAATAAATGCTAATGCAGTAACCGAAGCAAAAATTAATGCTAATGCTGTAACTACTACTAAAATTACAGATGCAAACATAACTACTGCAAAGATTGCAGATAACAATGTTACAACTGCTAAAATTCCTGACA